TATTGCGTAGTGTTATCTCGTCTAGTCGAGACTGAGCAGGTATATTAATCTGCAAAGTTTGTGACCTGTCGGCAGGAAACTCAGCGTCTACTATAGGATTACCTACCATTGAAGGGGCCGTATACTGTGCGCCCAACATAGGGAAAGTTATTTGTTGTTCTCCACTGTTAATCAATACAAATAATGAAGCAATGAATCCCAGAGCAACTGTACTTAAAGATACTATAACAATCTTACCGCCACCCATATAGATACCACCGGGAAGTGGAACTCTAAAATTCCAGAACCGTGGTAACTTGGTTGCCAGATTTGGAATACTGAACTTCATGTCCGGGGTATCGAATTTCTTATCCTTCATTGCCCTTCCCTCCTATCTTTGCCTTCAATTCATCTGACATAATTCCCACTATCGCTGCTGCTGCCGATGTTACAGGCAGTGAAAATATGGATAGCGCTAATAGGATTACATCAAGGTGCGGTGCTACCTCTGCTGGCTTACTTGTCACTTTGTAAACAATCAAAACTCCCAAAGTAACGAAAGCCATAAAAAGAGGTCCAACTAAAATTATGACTAAAAATTGGCTACCTGTAATTACAGTCTTCTGGGCTGCACCAAGTTCTACTATTTCTGCTTTCGCATCTAGTAACTCCTTTTCTAATTCAGTTTCTCTTGAGGTTGTCATTCAAGTTTACACTCAAGTCGCTGCCGTAAATTCTTTAGGGGTGTACGATAGTGAAGCTATGCCATGCTTGTTAGCACGGTTGAGTATGCCGTTGCCCATCTTGTTCACTTCAAACACCTGCCACTTGGCATCGTCATCTATGTTCTCGTCCATAGCCTCAACGTAGGCTCTTGCAAGAGCCCTTGTTGCTGAGTCTAGAACAACACTCTTAGTCGCTCCACCCTCAACTGCTACGCTGATTGTTACATCACCTGTTGCCATATCTTTCTCCTATACGTCCGTTGCACCTGAATATTCAGACCTAGTTTTTAACCATGCGTATGACTGTCCCAATAAACTATTTCCATCAGTTTTTATCTGTGTTTCAGTAAATTGAGTAGCAGTATCTGGTACATTCCATGTCTTGATTTCAACGTGCTGATTACCAGCATCTCTGGCAGCTTTATCGTGATGCACTTCAGCTATGATATGTACAGGAGAATGACCTAACTTATCCTGTACTACACGAACAATACGATGGTAAGCATTAGTATGTACCCCACCATCTAAACCTGTATAAGACTTTTGTAATGCCATATAAATCTCCTAGTCTGTTGACCCCATTCTAAAGGCCATTACGTTTATGTCATAAGTATTTGCTGCCATTGCAACTTTAATAGCATCAGCAGCCATAGAATATGTTCTGGCATCTGCACTACTACTGTTACTGGTTGATACCACATTAACGGTAGTCTCAGAACCACCGGGAGCAACCACTATTAAGTCTGTAAATGCAATTGATGATGACCCATCTTTCAAACCAGCTACGAGTAACATAATTCCAACTCTTATTCCTGCAAACCTTGTTGCTGTATAAATAGTTGTTGCACTTGTTGAAACATCAGCAGTAGAAACAACATCTATTTTTGCTTTCTCATTAGAGTTCTGATAACCAAGAGAAAGTTCTCCCTCAAGGCTAGTAACTTCTGCTGCATGTAAAGCCGACTTAGTGTAGTCAGTACCACTTAAATTCATATTAATGCCGACATCTCCAGCAGCATTTAGCGTCATATGCTGACTGCCCCAAGCAGTAGAAGTACCGCCTCTCAGATGTAGTAAATTACCATCGACATAAAATCCGGGGGGATAATTCACATCAGAATCACCATCCAAAAAATGGACATAGCCATCGGCATTAGAAGACTCAAATTTAGCTATAGTATTTGTAGTTCCACTATCAACATAGAAAGTGTTATTGACAGTAACAGTCCCATCAAACCTAGTCGCCCCAGCGTCTACCCAGAGGGCGTAGTTAGATGTTTCTCCTTCTGATGGAGCATCCTTGATGTATACAGTAGATGCGTTAGTTAATGTGGCTCCTGCTCCTGTGATAGTCGGCTTTGCAAAATAAGCAGATGCGAATATAGGATGTGTAGTCGCTCCATCAGAATGTTCTCCAATCGTACCTGCAACCCACAAATTCGCTGCTATTGAGTTTCCTGAGGGGTCGAGAGTGTCCGAAATCTGTAACCCTGCTGCTGAACCTGACGCTGCCGTTCCGTTAAGATATGCATGAACAGAATCGTGGTCGCTTCCACCAAGACCAATATGTCCAGTACCACCATTTAGCATAAATGAATGTGTTGCACCATTGCTTTCAATCCTGAAGTCAACATCAGAACTACCCTCATTGAAAACTGCCCCACCATTTGCTTCAAAAACACCGCTAGAATGAATTTTTACTCGCTCTGTTAGTGCAGAATTAGTACCTGTTGCAAAGCTGAGTCCTTGCGCCCCTCCTGCACCATCATCAACGCCACTGATAGCTGCTGCTACATTTGTTCCCTCTGACCAACCGATAGAGTTAGAGTATTCATGAGTAGTTTGTGCAGCCCTGAATACCAATCCGTAATTGGCATAGGCAGTCGCAATACTGGCGTCCTGAGTATTTGACGTACTCTGTATATTTTCTGCTGTTGTTATATGACCAGACCCTGAAGTCTGGAGAACGATACCGTCATCACCGTCTATAGTTAATGCACCTGCTGCGGTAGACCATGTGGCAGCAGCAGCGGATGTAAGTGTTAAAGCCCCTGAACTAGTAGACCAAGTAGCTGCACCTGCTGATGTAATAGTGATGGGATTGCCAGCAAGAGTTGCTCCAGTTGTACCATCATGAGTAATAGTAAAGTCATTATCAGCACCCATGTTGAAAACAGCACTATCAGAATTAAGAGTGAGGTCATCAGTAAGTGTTAAGTCTGTAAACTGGGGGCTATCTCCTGTACCAACTCCGATAGAAGTTCTGAGAGTAGCACCGCTTTCAGCTACAGGGTCAGTAGTTCCATCTCCAACTATCATCTCTCCATCAGCAAGAACCGCCATTGCCGTGATTGCACTTGCACCAGAACCCAGAAGAACGCCGCCGTCTGTGAGGGTCGATACTCCAGTACCACCATGAGCAACTCCAACATCAGTAGCTTCCCATGTGCCAGAACTTATAGTTCCCAAGGTTGTAATAACACTTCCAGTAACTATATTAGTACCAGCAATCGTGATAGCGTCAGCTTCTAACGTACCGTCAAAGTAAGCATCTTTAAACTCAAGAGCATCAGTTCCCAAGTCCACAATATTATTAGTAGATGGGGTTAAAGCTCCATCAGTTAGTGTTAATTGATTCTCATTACCAGCATAGAAATGAATCTCGTCAGCAGTTTCAAAATCAATTTTAGTCTGGTCATCCTCACCGATTTTTACATCAGCCTCAAGGATACTAGCAACACCTGTTATAGCCCCACCGTCAATACTGACAGTCCCATCAATCAATACAGCAGAACCAGTTGCAGGTTCTATATTGATAGCAGCACCTGAGTCTAATGTTAGAACTCCTGCTGAATCAATATCTACTGTACCGTCTGCTGTTATCTGTATGTTGGCTGCTGCAGCAGCATCATCAACTGTTACAAGGGAGAAGGCCCCATTAGTAGTAGCAGTCATAGTTACAGTATCACTTGCAGTTGGAGTAAAGGTTATTACATCGTCAGTTATAACCGTAGTTCCAATAGTAAAATCTGTAGTAGCGTCTACGGTTCCTGCAAATAATACGTTTGCACCAGTAAATGTAGCAGCAGCAGTAGTACCTGATTTAATTATCAGGTCACCGCTATTGTTAGTAGCAGAACCAAAGGTAGTGCCACCGTCTTTAAAGAATACGTCCCCACCATCAGCATCAAGATTGATGTCACCAGCCACATCCATAGTCATGTCAGTAGCACCACCAGATGTATTACTTATAGTAAATACATCAACGATGCTTCCACCTACAGCAACACCCCATCTAATCTCACTATCTTCTGATGCAGCAGATGCACTAATTAACTTAACGGTCATCCTTGCTACTTCAGTTGTATTACTACTAGCATCGTCCATGTAGTACCTGAAGAACATCTCGTCATTGTCAGCACCAGTACCACGCAACCCACGATAGTGAACTATATCGTTATCAGCATTGTTAGTGTGGTTAGCAAACACAGCAGCAGGAACGGTATTGCCTTCATTGTTCCTGACATCAATCATCTTTAGGCTGATTTCATCAGCCCACTTCCTGTACCTGACTGATGTACCAGATGTAATCTTTACATCATACTGGTCTTCATCAGCCTCGTTAAACGACCAGAAGCCATCACTATTAGTAGTAGTAGAGGCTTCTTCGGCTGCGTCTGATACCTGTAACAGTTGGACGGTAGCTCCATTAAGAGCATCACCGTCATCCTGAAATACATACCCCGAAAAGTATACTGTCATATTACCCTCCCATGTGAGAGTGATCTCTGTAAGCTAATGCCTCAGAGATATAATAGTTTGGGTCTTGTTGCAAATCAACATCTTCAATAAATATTAGGTGTACACCTAACCCAATCATCTGTTGTTTATTCACCATACTTCTGCTTTCATTATCTTTTCCTGCTTCATAAGCATGCATCAACCCAGTTACGTTAATTGCTAAATCTCTAGGATTAATAAACCTAAATGCTATTCCATCATCAGGATTTATAGAGTATAAAAAATCCTGATTGTGTCTCCTTCCCATAGATTGTAAAACACTAAAGACTATCCATTCAGGATAAGTTCCTTCCCACCATCCCGGTACTTGTGGAGTTGTCACTCAAGTATAACCGCCCAGTCTAAGTCTTGGTCAGCAGCTCCACCAATTGCATAGAGTGTGTTAAGTGCGACAGAACCACCTAGATCACGGAAGTTAATTTCCAAACTATCATTAGCAGATAGTTCATAACCCAGAGTACTAGCAACAGCAGAATGCCCAAAGTAAACAACATTACCGTTGCCTGTTCTTGCAGATACTTTGATCCACAGTACTCTACTGTTAGCGTCTGGAGCACCAGTAGCTGCCGATAAAGCAGCGGAACTTGTACCAACCCTTGTTCTATTAGCGTGAAATATCATGGCTCTACCAAGTTAACTGTAGATGAACCACGTTCATCGTATCCAGTTCCTTCTATACCACTAGCAGACACTACGTCTACATAGTAGTTACGTGTACCACCTGAATCATCTCTAAAAGTAAACTCTACTAAAGTAGTTGACTCTATCGCAGATACTAAAGAAGAGCGTAAATCTTTTGATGACTTTCCTTTATATGCTTTATTAAGATTTATCCTAGCTTGATGTCCCCACTTGGCAGGAAGTTTCTTGCGAAACTCTAGTGTCATAGACACTACATCAGGAGACTTTAGTTTATTGGTAAGACCTGATGCTCTTGCAAATGTTATCTTGAACTTAATAGACCTAAATGTAACACCAGCTCCTGATGCAAACTGATAAGTAGTTATACCATCAGAAGTAATTGTTCCCAAAGTTGAGTATGATTCAGAATAATCTGTTGCATATTCAACTCTTACTGTTTCATCACTTGATGCATCCTGTACTTCTATCTTTAGTTTTAAAGCAAGTTTATCTACTTCAGATTGTCCCGCATTAACCCAAGGAGTTTCATGGACACCTGATTCTGAATAAGCAAAGTTACTGACCTCTGATGGATTAATGATGTCAGAAGGCATAGTCATGTAATATACCCTGTCATTAAATCCCCACCACATTCGATAATCATCATATGAATTATTGACTGAGATTGAATCTATCCCACGACCTGCTGTAGAAGCTAGCCATTTAGTTTCCCATCCTCTTTCATCATACCCAAGAATAGAACTGTAACCTGTATCCGAATCAATTACATCTGATCCTTGATGGCTAGACCATTGGTATGGAATAGAATCTCCCGATGTAATTGAAGGGGCAGTAGTAGCATCTACTGCTGCTAACAATTCATTATGAGTAGCTTCCATATGCTTGATAGAGCCACGTTTATCAGACGGAAGCCCATCATCTCTATCCGGCCCCATGATGGTAACTACTGCTGCGTTAGCACCATTAATGTATTTATATATTCCTAACCCTGAAGGAACATAAACACTATCTCTCCATCTCATAGCACCTTTACCAGCATCTGGATGAAAAGGTAAAAACAATTGTGTCTCTACAAACTTAGCGTTAGCAGCATCATGAGCAAACAGCCCCTTCTTAGTGCTGACATATATGATTGGTTCGCCACCTGTATCTCTAGCAACAAACATACCTGTGACATATCCATTAGGTAATGGAATTTTTGCATCATTAGTTTCTGACCCAATAGTATAAGACCACCACAATTGTCCTGTATGGTCTATTCCCCACAACCTATCGTCCCATACAGCTAGAAACTTGGCATCAGTTCCATCATTAGTCCAACTTGTACCATTAGAAGAATAGGAATAACCAGAACCATTGGAGTCATAGTGTGCAAATACCAGATATGTAGTGCCATTAGTTGCTGTCCAAGTAATCGTATCTGTTACTTTATCTGGAATGTTTGCACTTATCTCTGATCCCCAAGTATCAGAGGTATTGTTGTACTTATATAACTTGGGATTTTCTGATCCTGTACCATTCCATACTGCATATACCTCATCACTTAATTCACCTATTGCACCAACCTGATTAGCTGATAGCCCATGAGATACTGATGCTGTCTGTATAGCAAGTCCTCCCATGACTAGATGGTTCTTATAACGTAATTGGCAAGTAGACCACCACGCTCTACCTACATCTCCAGAACCTTCCATTCGGTTAACACCGATCCCACCTTGAAAATCAGACCAAGCAATAATAGATGTGCGAGTCTGTGAATCTTTAGTAGTGTCACCAATAATTATCTTGCCCGGGTATATAGAAGCGAGAGAACTTTGTACAGGCTGAACTAACGGATAGTAAACTCCATTAAGAGATATCTCATTATTAGCAGTTACTTTAGCAACCATAGGTGCACACCTATTCTACCAATCTAATATCAGTTAAAAATGGAATCTGTCTTTTAGCCTGTTGAGACATACCCATCCAGAATCCTGCCATGTTATTTTTATTATCAGGATCAGTTGCAGGACCACCAGAAGCTGACGCAAATGCTAAAGCAGTAGCTCTAGCAATAATATATTGTTCATCTAACTCAGAGGTGTCTGTATCAGCAGTAAGCAAAGCTGGCTTATCTCCCCCTACAATCTTTAATAGATTATATCTAGCAAGCCCATGGGTATAGTGATCAATGATTACATCTTTCTCTTGTTTATCTATCTTCCATAGATTTCTGGGCAACTTATCCCATTGTGCTGAATCATTCTTAACTACACTAATATCATCTAACCAGACTGTACAAGCCCCTAAATCAGAATCGTACTCCAAACCTACAGAGATGATCTCTGTGTCGCTCTCTGGGTTCGACAGAGCCACTCTACAGAATGTCCATGTGTCTATTGATAAGGCAGGAACATTAAGAGTCTCTAATGGAGATGCACAGTTAGCAGTATTATCTAAAAGAATCTTTAGGTTTCCCGCAGATGTTGCAACGGAACTTCTAATCCAAAATTCTATGTAGTCATATTCACTAATATCTTTACTGGTAATTGAGTCAGTAACTATATCTCCAGCACTAGCACCATCCGCAATAGCAATCCTATTACTAGCAGTACCTTGCTTCTTCATCTTGGTATCAGCAGTAACTTCAAAGTCAGAGTCTACGTTCTCATCCATAACACTATTACATGATAGAAGTCGTACATAGTCTACCTTGGATCGGTAGTAAAGATTTTGAATCATGGAAAGACCAGAAGGTATATCAAACCTCTGTGTCTTTCCATCTGTGTGTAGAGCTAAACTTTCTACTGGATCATAGGCATGACCAGTAGCATCTAAGATAGATTGATTAATAAAGTCTTCTACCCTTAGAGGTGGATATATATCATCCCATAACTCATATGTATCATTAGCTACAGTTGTCTGTGCAAATGCAGGAGATACAGTTAATGTAGTTGTGCTAGCCACATAGTCAGATACCCTACTAATCTCTACTGTAGATGCAGAGACATCATTAAATACCACCCACTTGCCTATGTGGTTATCATCACCACCAACTAGAGTATTGTCTACTATTGTAGTAGTAGACCCAGTTCCACTAGCAGATGATACTTGAGTAGCACCAAGGTTATACCCAATGGACTGACGTAGTTGAGCCCTTGTGCGACCTTGAACTATAGCCATTGGTTACACCTCTATTTCTTAGGTTTCTTTTTCTTAGGCGGTCTTCCTACTTGTTTACCGTAAGTACCTTTACCTTTAGGCATTATCTTCTGACTCCAACTCTTCTTGATCTAACTGTTTTTCAAGTTCTGCTATTTTATTATCCTTCTCACCAAGAACTCTACCAAGAGTATTTAGTTGTAATTCAAGGTTAGTAACCTGATTTACTTTCTGCTGTAATGTCATTCTAATATCTTCATCAGTAACTGAAATTTCTGTGGTCATAGATGTCCTCCTTATCGTAGACCTTTGTAGTATATTTTATTGTTACTACTTTCTTTACGTTTGTTCCTATTAACTCTAATTTGTTCTAGGATTCTTCCTATTTCTTTTCTCTGTTCTGGAGTTGGAGCTGGCTTGTTGTGTCTCATCCTCACATCAGTCAGCCATCTATCAAACGCATTGCCCACCATTTCTTCAATGTGAGCCTTAGATGTTTGGTCATCAACCAGAACTCTAAACTGTTGCTTCCTATTAGTAACTTCATCATGTACTAGAAACTGGTACTCAAATATCTGACCACCAGTTTCATAGTTATACCCAACAGGGACAACTCTTTTATGAGTTACCCCCGGTGGAGTCCATAGTTCTGTTTCTTTAGGAGTGGCTACCATTAACCTATGTTAGCTTTTACGAGTCCGTATTCGCCAGATACACCAGCAATCGGCCCCATAACTGCCACTACAGTTCCTTCATCATCTGCGTCAGAGTCAAGAACTTCAATGGCTCCATCCACACCCTGAGATACAACTAACTGTGTACCAATTCCCGGTGTGCCATCAATCAAGGCTGTTGTAAACCCTTTATCACAAAGCCATCCGTAGTATGTATCTGCGATATCAACACAAGCCCAACCTAACGGAGCATTGTCTATATCGTTGTAATCGTGAATCTCTACTTCTTTATGGGGATTTTCATATATTCCTACCTGCTGAGAAGTTGTTATCGCAGTTGCAAGTCCATCTTCTTCATCAAGTGTTATGACACATCCTGTCGCACTGGATACTGCTGTATTACTTTTAATCCTGTACATGTGACCTTCTTCTTCAACATCGTTGAAAATAAGCCAACCGTCTTTGTACTGGTTTAGTGTAATAGTCAATGAACCTGACAGAGTTACTGTGGTTGCTCCTGCTGAAGCAGCAGTTACTGCTAAGTCAACTTGATGAGCAGCAGTTCCTGCCATACCATCTACCAATACACCTGCGGTAATAGCTTCACCAGCTTGAACATATACAAACTCTCTATCGAAAATCTGCATACGAGTACCCAGTTTATGTTTCTGGGCAGAAGTGGTTACTTTTTCCCATCCATATTTTCCCATTATTGATTGTGGAAACGACATTACTAACCTCCTTAAAGGTTACTTATTTACAGGGTTTACCCCTGCGACCAACCGTTATAAATTTTCTGAATAGCCACGGTCAATCGTTACAACTATTCAGTTCCCTGATGCGTTTTCATATGAACACGCAATCTTGATAGTGCACCTGACTTAGTAAGTGCAGATACCTGTTCGCCACATTCTTGACAGTCTACAGTTTCCTGTGGCTCTGCCTTAACTGGCTCTGTAGGTAATTCTACATGTACTTTATTAGCAATGCACCACTTGCATTCACAAGTATCGCCCGGTAGGAATGGGAACATCCCTAGCCTAGCCTTTTTTAATACATAATCGGGACTTCCCGGCACGCCCTTTATAGCAGAGCCAACCGGGAAGGTTTCTTCCCCATCGACATTCAGACCCGGAGTATGGCGATATAGAGTTGTCTTGGGTTGCCACTCATCAATGTATTCCCAAGAATACCCAATTGCTACCAACTCGTTTCTCATCCTCTGTCTGTCACTTAAATTAACCATCTAGTCCTCCAAATAGGTGTACACCTAAACTAGATTAACTTGTTGCAGGAGCAGAAGCATCATAAGTAAGTGGTGCTCCTCTACTGTCATCAAGTTCAAATACGCCATAGTCAGCAGTCATAACCAGTTCAGTAGCTCTAAGAGAAGCATCTCTTTGTCGCTCAGTTCTAGTATCTACAGACTTCAGTACAGCAAGTGCAGACTTATCAGCTATAACACCGATAGCATCATCACTACTATCTACTGAAAGGTTTCCATCTTCAAATATTGGAACACCATTTAGTGGTCGTAGCCCACTCCAGAAGTTACCAAGCAAATCTTCAGACCACCCATTAGGTACAGGGTAAGTTGTAGATGCTGTAACAGCAGTAGCAGCTATCTGATATACGGCATTAGGATGGTGGAGTATATATGTCTGTGAGCCAAACTTGTTAGCTTTACTGTAGGCAATTGCTCCAGCAATCTTAGCAAGAGTTACTGCTCCACCAGCTACACCAAGTGTTGTTCCACCATTCAGTCCAGAGTACAGAGCATGTACATCTGTATCTTTCTTTCGTGCCATACCATCACCAAGCTGTCTTCCAACAATGCTCATAACATTGTCAGCTGCTTGTCTGACTAGCTTGTCAGTCAGTATTACTTTAGCCCCAACCTCAGATGCCGTGAGGTCAACTGTAGTCATACCAATATCTTCCTCGTCAATTATGTCTTGACCATCAGTCAAGTCACTCATAGACATCTGACCTACCTTTGGTACGGTCACTTGCTTTGCCCCTTTGGGCAAGTCGAATGACTCTATAAGAGCCATTGCTGGAGCGTTGTGCTCCTCTGTGTACCTCGCTGAAGCGAGTATTATTCTCTGGGCATTTTCTAGATTCCCAGTTGTAGCTGTTTGTGCCATCGGTTATAACCTCCTTTGGCTATTCCATACCCATTGCTCTTCTCGCCGCAGCAACAGCATTGGCTGATCGATCACCAGCATTATACCGATCTAACCAGTTTCCGTCATTAGATGCAACCTCTGGTGCTCCCTGAGAGTTGTCAAATTGCTGTGCTGGGACTTGTCCTTTTCGTAATTCTTGTAGTTCAGTTTCCATTTTTCTTCTTTGCTGTATTTCATTAGCAAGAGATTCCATAATCTCTGGAGTCTCTGCCTGTTTAAGTACATTTAAATCAGTAATCTGAAGCTCGTATTTAGTTGCCAACTGTTCTGCCACTTGTTGTTTAGCAGTTATCATTTGTCCATAATTATTTGCTTGTCTAACAAGGTCTTGTTGTGCGGTTTGGCTTTGAACATATTGCTGTGCCTGTTTGAAAGCATCTTCAGGAGAAGCTCCTTGAGCTTCAAACTGCTTTTGTACCTCTTGTTGTTGTCGTTGTACCGCAGCTCTCTGTCTAACCTGTTCATACTCAGCTGCTTGTCTTTGCAATTGTTGTAATTGCTCTGGGCTTAACTGTGGTTGAGTAGGCTGTTCAGGTGTTGGTTGTGGCTGTGGTGTAGATTCAGATGGTGTTACAGGTGGTGCTTCAGGAGTTTCTGTAGCTACAGGTTCTTCTGTAGTAGTTTCAGCTACAGGCTCTGATATGTCTACATCAGGTACACTATTTAATCTATCTACCTCTGCAATTAAAGGATTTATCTCAGGTTGAAATCCTTCATCTGCAACCTCAGTCGTAGGTTCAGGTGCTGCTACTGGTGCTTCTACTTGTGGTTCTTCACTTGGTGTTACCATAATGACCTCCTATCTATATGGTGCTTGTCTATATGACGATGGGGGTCGCCCATACAACCCTTCATAATACGACCCATTAACTGGATGCGTTGGAAGATTCTCAAACCATTTTATAACAATACGATCTAACTCTCCTTGTCCAGACATAAGTATAGAATATCTATTATTTTTTCTTACTAATTCCATTGTTTTAACAATAGCCTGAATTGTGAAATTGGAATTATCACTAGATCGCATTAAAGCACGAGTCTGTGTATTTTCAGATAAATACTTATCCCATACTTCTGAAGCTGACATTCCTAATCTTGCAAGTTGATTAGCATGTGCCTGATCCAATAAAGTTAATCTATGGTAAAACTCATCCTGTATTGGTTGTCCAGTTTCAGGATCATACTTAATACCATCTTGGAAATAACCTGCCTCATCTAATTGTTGTAAGCCTACATAATATTCTTGTACAAGAAAGTTATGATTATCATTTAGAAAAGTTCTTGATTGATTATATTTAGTATATCTAGCTAATAACCCACCTGATTCTTTTGCCTCTTCATCGTCCCATTGAGAAGTGAAATCCTCCCACTCTGCATCAAACGTAGTCCAATTTGTTTTACCTGTAACAGGGTCTGCATGTTTTTTTCTTATCTCGTTATAATGCCATGATGCCCATTTAAGTGGTTGCTCAGACCTTTTCGGCATTTCTTGTAGATTGGAAACAACCCATCCAGAAAGAGGATTTACTTTATATTTCTCGTCAATAAGTTCTAGGGTTTTATTATGTTGTTGATTTATAGAAGATAAGGAATCTCTAAATGCTTTCGGCTCCCATGGTTTTTTAGTCCCCATAGGAAACCAAACATTATCATCACTAAATAAACTGTCTTTTGTATACTGCTCTACGATAACGTCTTCTTTTAATTTCTTTTTATATCCAGCTTCCTGTACATCGTACATCCATTTAGCACCATCATCATAATAAGTTTCATATCCCTCTTGTCTTCTTAGTGCCTTTTCATTTTGGACTCTAGCATTTTCAGGAGCATTTAATATTATTAGTTTTGCTTCTTCACCTAACTCAGTATCGTTTTGTACATCTTCCCAAGAGTTATATTCTTTGCCAAGTTTTTCTAATAACTTTGGTCTAACATTAATTACCATCTTGTCATTTAAATCTTTACCAGATGAGGCTTTTAAATTCAGTCCAGTAGCTCCCTGTATAGCTAAAGCAGTCCCACCTAACTTAGACTCTTCTGTTGGAAAAATATCTGCAACTGTAGTTCCGGGAGCAAGAATAGGACTCCTTGAAGTTCCTAAAGTAGGAAGCCCTTTATCTCCTATGCTTCTTACAACTAACCCAGTAAGTAATTGACCAAATCCGATAGGAAGACCTAGATCATGTACACCCTGTAATATTCTCTGTGGTATACCGTATTGGTCTATTTTTCTTCCACGGAAATCTTCACCAAATATTTGAGTTGCTATAGCACTAGGCGTAGTTCCTAACCTTGATCCTAGCGATCCTATTACTGGTACTTGGTATTTTGAATCAAACGTCCTAAAGACAGTATCGTACTGGTTCAGCATATCTAGTGATACATTATCTCCATCTCGTCCTGCAACAGGAATATCTGGTGCTAACCATTGATTGGCATATGAATATGGATATACACGATTTGCTATTCCTTCTGGAACACCTACTGCACCAAGTAAATCTCCTACACGATTACGACCTGTATCTATATCTATAGGAAGCAATCTTCCTTTTGGTAATGACTCACCAGTAGTAGCACGATGAATCATTTCTGCCATCATGTACATAGAAAGCATTGCCCCAATATTTCTCGATAACCAAAATGCTTTATCTTCCCCACTAAACATTCCGAACATTTGTCTATGAAAAGTTTCTTGTTCATTTACAGAGAACATAAATCTTTTTAAGAAAGATTTAGTGTTACCCCTAATAACACTTTGAGACTCAGGAATAACAGACCAGTTCTTGTTTGCTCTCTTGGCTGCGATTCCCATTATCTGATCAGGGGTTAAATCATTATATCTGTTTGCCTTCATAACCATAGGAATAATATTGTGTCTATAGTCATTATATATAGCTACTGGGTATACACCCTCAAATAATCCTTCTTGAAACATACGGTTAAGTGTCTTTGCAAGACCGGCAACTTTTTTAGGAGCTACCTTCCATCCTTGCTCTTTCATTAGTTCCGATACAGCTTCTTCCGTCAAAGCTATTCCGTCATCTGATTTAATAAATATAGTATTGTCTTGAAGGTTTAATCCTACTTGTCTTGATCTTTGATTGTTAAATCCCTTAAGGGCAGGATCTGAAAACCATTCAGTATTATCTAACATCATTTCAAAGAGTTCATCTCTGTATTTTTTAGATACAAAAGCTCTTCCTATATCAAATACATTTTTAGGAACACGGAGTGTATGACCAAATGCTTGAGCTAGTTCAGGAACTGCCTGACCCAAACCTATATTCCCTCTAGTTAAATCTCGTAGTGTGTAATAAGAAGATTCCAAAGTTGTTGAAGGGCCGGAGTAAATAGCCCTAGAAGCAAAGTCTACTTGCTGAAATAAACTACCAAATAAATCTATAGTCTTAGGAATAAATATTAAATTATCAATAGATACTTCTGGGTCTAATCCTGTAAGTTTTTTCACTAATGGTATTTTATGTTTTGCTCTGGCAAATTTTTCAATAACATTTTGATCACCAAAGAATTGCTTCATACCTTTTAAGGTTTCTGGATGAAACATCCATACTTTCTCTAATCGTTCTGGAGTTGCAGTTTGTGGATTAACTCTTCCAGTAGCTTCATCTACTAACTTAGGATGATTGCCTAATAGTTTAGGTGTTATATAAGATTTCTCTCCTTGAAAGGCAGGACCTCCTTCTACAAACTCTTCCCATCCATCCTTTTTAAGTCTTTCAAATTCATCTGTTGAAATTCCATTCTTTGATTTAAGAATAAAGTCAGCCTGATTTACACTAGGGTCTTTTAATATATTTAGAAGTTCAGTTTCCATCCTTACTTTTAATCCTAGCTTGGATGAAAACATAGCCTGTTCATAAGGATTCCATCGTATTGGTTTCAATCCCATTGACATCATTTTCTGAATATCAGCTTCTTCCTTTCCAATCGTAGTCCTTCTACTAAATTGTATGGATTGAGTTCTTCCTATTCTTTGAGCATTGTTATATGCAGTAACTCTTTTATGAAAATCATCCCAATCTAAATTTTCTGGAACAAATCCTCTGTAAAAATACTGTTCAGTATCAGTACCAAGTTCACCAAAATCCTTTAGCTTTATTCCACCATTGGCTCTAAGAGTTTGTTCCATGTCAGTTAAAGCTCTTAGATTATGGTACTGCTTCCACACTAAGTCATACTTGTCTCCATATCTTAAAGCCATCTGTTCTACATTAGGTAACCATTTTTTATCGTGTAATGCGTAATACAATAATCTAAGATCACCCGGCTCGTAAGCTGTACCAAGGGCTTCTAAAGTAGGACGATAGCTACCATCAACTTCTTTAAACCAACCTAACTCTTCTAATTCTCTTGTTCCATTACGGATAACATGTGTAGCAAAATCAGCATGAGAATTTACTGACCCTTCATATAAACGAGCAATAGTTTTAAATGGAGCTGCCACTCCACCCTTTCTTACTAATCCTTTAATCCAAGCACGTATACCATCTCTTGATGCTATTTCATCAGGAGCTGCCATATCTCTCCATACTTTTCTAGCTTGATCAAATATGTATCCTTCAACTTGATTCAATCCTTGTACCCAAGGACTTACCTTAGAGAAGTCAGCATCTGGTGGTGCTAAAGTTGGAGTGTCTGGTGGTGGCGGTGGAGCATCAGGAGTAGAAGGAACATCAGGTTTCTTTCCTGTTGTTACACGCCACCTTGGAACACCGGGTGTTCCAGCAGGAAGCACTCCCCTTGCTGGAGCACGATTATCTATAAATCTAGAAAGTTCAGCTTCATATTGAACTCCATGCCAATTCTTTTTAGTTGGAGTTAACGGCACTCCTATTTCAGGAACAAGCTCGTTGTTAACTTCATCAAGTTTCATGTAAGTATTACGCCACTCGTCCCATATATTATCTACACGAGTCGTTTGGCTTTCTTGAATTTGATCAAAAAAATGTTTTTGTAATCCTGCAAAGTCATCTAATGTAAGTGTGACTTCAGAAGCTGTTCCAAGGATACGAGCTTCAGGTTTTTCCATAGTAGGTGTTGGTTGTGAAGATGGTCTGTTGGCTCTCCATGCTTCAAAATTTGGAGAAGGAATACCGTCATACTCTAGTAATGTACTTTCGCCAAATTCAGCAGCATCATCTGCCCTAGCCTCCATATTAATTGCATCAGACATTCTAATTTCATCAGGAGTTAATCCTTGATTTGAAAATTCTCTTGTAAGAGTCCTATATTCTGCTGCTGCTACAGGGTCTCCAAATGGTGTATCCATTGGCATAGCCCCAAACTGTTCATTTTTATATTCAATAAGGTCAATGTATCTTTGTCCTTGAGGAGTAGATAACCATATTTTACTTGCAGGTTTGTTTTTTATAGATGCGTCAATTAATCGTTGGCGTTCTGGTGATACTGGAACATCTTTAGATATTAATTTTGGTTCTGGAATATTTTTAGCCCATGTAAATTTAGGTGCAGTAAATGTAAATTCTTGTTGTCCGGGTAGAGTATCTATATATTCAAATACTTTATTCCTACTAGATTGAGACTTATTACCAAACATAGACTGAGCAACCTCGTCACTCCATCGTTTAATCCACATCCTATGTCCGGGATTCTTAGTATCGAACTCAACCCCTTTTTGTCTGACCGCTAATAATTTATCTATAAATCCCTGTGCATTTTCAGGAATATCTTTAGTGAAAGGAGACAAGTCCTGTATCTCTTTTCCTATAGCTATCCTTGGTTCAAAGAATTGTCCAGTAGCTGCCTCTTCTGTTCTTGTTACCATAGGACGTAACGGTTTTCTTGGCTTACCAGTAGGAGAAGTGAAGCTAGGCATTGGATCAGTTTCTACCCAAGAGTAAGAAGGCTCATCTGCTTGTCGGGTCATGAAGTCTATACCCGGCATTCCTTCAACAGGTTTTCCAAACGGATTAAGAATATCTTGTTGATACTCAAGTGGTAATGCTTGTTGATAACCACCAAACACAAAGTCTTCTCCAAATGGCGGAGGGTCTGGAGGTGGTGGGAAAGATGGCAATGCAAACTCTTGCTCATCTATACCAGAACCAAATCTTTCCCAAACACCCGGATCCCAATCTGCTCTTGTTTGTACTGGTCTTCCTAATTGATCTAAAGGCATAGTGTCTCTTGGAATGTTCGGTGTTCCAAGGGTATGGTAAAAGTCAGGAATAGAAGCATCTGGAAAAACTGAAGATACTTGTTCCATTGGTATCTGAAAAGGTGGAGCTTGTTCTGGGACAATAGGAGCTATAGCACTTGGTGGGGGAATATCACCCGCTTTTTTAAAAATTTGCTTTCCAATAGATGCTGTCCCCCCAAGTGCAATTTCTGCACCAGCCTCACCTAAAGCCTCTTTCCACCATTCTATTTCTTCAGCTTGCTTAGCAGCTCGATACGCAGCCTCGTTTCTTTCTAAATTACCAAGAAACCATGGAGCACCACCGCCTCTCTCTTCCAGTAAATCTCTACGTTCTCCTATTCCCGGTTCTGCAAATATTGAAGAACCAACCGCTCCACCAGTTAGAGGTCGCATTACATCCTGATATGCTTCTATTGCGGGCGTAATCCCTTCCCCAACTGCTCCCAACATTTGCTTTGGAGAATACGTTCCATCCTCTCCGGGTTCACCCATTCTTTCTCTGAACCTTGGGTCTACATCTAATATGTCTTTTGTGCCACCCCTTGTCCTGATAGCTAAAGCTATAGGATTATCGTAAGTAACATCTTCTACGATGCCTCTACCAATTGTCTGTCCAACATCTAATACATTACTACCTACATTCTTCCAGTAATCTTTACTCCAAAGAGTAGGATCACCAACACTAAGTTGAGAGTTGTAATCAGTTAAGGCAGCATTAATTGTAGAAGTATCTGCAGGAAGTTGTGCTCCCCACTTCTCAATTAAATGAGGGAAGCGTGTAGTAGCTCTTGTCCATACTGCTTGGATTTCTTCAGGAGTTGCCATAGGTGTACACCTATTGGTACATAAATCGAGTTGACGGATTAAATCTACGTGAACCACCACCGGGTCTTAATGATGGGCTTAAAGATGAATACCTTTCAGTCCAAGGCTGTTGTTCTAAAAAGTCTACAAAAGTTGTGGGGGATTCTACCCCTTGCCTTACATCACTACCAAGAACACCTTGATACTGATTCCAGATATTTCCAGATTGACTTCCCCAGTACTGCTGTTGTGCAGGACCCATTCCTTGTCCGGGAGCAAAAGCTCCCGAACTAAAATATGCCAGTGATGGGTCAGACTCCAGTTGATAGTCAGCCCATGACATTCCTAAGAAGTCATCCCATTCATTTGCCATTTAGGTGTGCACCTATGCCATTGTTCTCATAGTATCTAGGTAAGACAAGAATGTTCCCGGAGCATCTCCAGCTGCCTGTGCTCTAGCTGAATATAAATCATATAGGTTACCAAGTGCTCTTTGTCTTGATTGTGCACCATACCCTACACCACCACCATACCTTGCAGCTGCCATAGCAAGTGCATTTCTTCTAGCATCTTCACCTGTTAAATAACTTTGTATCTGAGCTTGTTGATCAGTTAACGGAGTATTCATTTGTCCTACTGCTTGGGATGCAGCAACTGCGGATGCCCAATCAGAACCCATAGTACCTGCTGTTGGAGAGTATCCAGAAAATTCTCCCGGTTGACCTGATAGTAAGTATCTACCATATGCTGGAGTAAATCCCATGCGAGCAGTATTCTGGAACTGTGGCAAACCTGCGTAATCACCTAGCTGTGCAATCCTTGCAGCTTGAAACCAAGATTGAGGATCACCTGCAAAAGTTTGTGTTACTTGAGGAGACAGAACTCCTGTAGGCATAGCTCCAAAATTTACTCCAGTTGGACCTGCTCCACTATAATTAAATCCAGTTCCCATAAAATCGCCAATTGCCATGACATACTCCTTTAACTAAACCATTGATTAAATGGTAATGGGTTAGATGTTAGCCGATTTAAACTTCCTGCTAAANCACTTTGATTATTATTACCTATATTAGGTGGTTGAGTAAATAGATTTGACATACCGGGGATAGTCCAACCGGGCAACGATATAGGTGTTGCTTGAGGAATAGTCCCCGGACTCTCTGATAAGCTCTGAACTACTGTATCTATTTCTGCTTCTTTCTGTTTATAGTTTGCCATGAACTGTCTTTTGTCGAGAAGGTTAGGGTCATCGTTTTCTCCCTGATATACAAATCCTCCGCTAACATCATCACCTATCCATACATAAACAGATTTGCCTTCCAATATCTGGTCACCCTCACTAGGATTTGCCAACTCTCTTTTATAACTATATGTAGCTCCCGGGTTTCTAGGATCAGTAATATTCATATTACCTTGCCCCGGTAACGTGGGCGTGTATCTCCATCTTCCCCCAGCAGGGCTATCTAAAGTAGGGTTATCCCTTTCTACTACAGGCTGTGCTTTATGATAAGGATTATACGTAGCAGCATGTGTAGCTATAGTTGCTCCCTGTGGGTTTACGGCTGAAGTCTTATACTCATCAGGTATCTCTGCATATACCTTGGCATATTCATCTAATACTACTGGTGGTGGTGGCTGTGCAGGTCCCCAATTTCCTTTATCATCCCACTTATAGAGATTATTTGATGGAGTCTCATCAGAAAAAAGCTGTGGAGGTATATTTGATGCTAAAAGATCAGTTAAAGAACTATTAGGTGTTGCATATTGTAAGAAATCTTCTTGCATATCTATCCTACTCCTTCAGTTCCAGATGGTACATATCCTTCATCTTCTGCTGAAATCCTTCTATCGTCTATCCATGCAGCAAATCCACCTACTGGTTTTCCTTTGCCTGCTACATCAGCTTCATATACGTCATATAGTCTACCAAGATATGCCCTCATTTGGTCAGAACCATATCCCTCTCCAGCTCCCATTGCAGTAGCTACCATATTAAGTATATTTGTTTTTGCTGCATCACCTTGCATCAAACTCTGCATAAACCCTAATCGTCTTCCCATTGGATCATCAGCATCTATGCCACCAAATCCATAAGGATCAGAAGCTAATTGTGATGCCTGTACAAGAGTGTTCCAATCCTGACTAGCATCACGACCTTCCTTGGATGGTATCCATTCATGGAACGGAACTGACTGACCGTCAGCTAATGTTCCACTTAATAAAAATTCACCATAAGCTGGTCTTAGTCCGTATCGTCTTGCATCCCATAGTACAGGATTATAAGCATCCTTCCCCATTTCCTGTGCTCTTAATATGTCCCATTGTTCAGTAGGGGTTTTCCCAAATAAGTGAGATGTACTTGGCATTGATTCAGTAATATTAGCCATTGCCGTAGTTCCAGATCCCGCTACATTCTTACGCCATACATTATGCAGTTTGTTGAATGACCATATATTATTGTCAAGTGTATATGAGTTTTCAACTTCACCTTCATTTTGTAATGTTAACGTACCTGCATCCCATAGTTTTACTTCTTCTCCCGGTCTACTTGGATTACTTATGTTGTATAGAGTCTGTGTATTTGGATCAATAAATTGTTGAACTACTGTTCCATCTCCCAGTGTTAACATGTCCGTCATATTTCCAAAAGCTCTTGTTCTGATTGCATCAGTAACAGAGTTGTATTTTTCAGTCCCAAATTCTATTAATGAACCTTCAGATTCTGATGTCGCAGTTGGGGCTGAAGGAACTGAAGGAATTGGAGCGACTCCTTTTTCCGATTCCTTAATAGTGGCCAGTAAAGTATCTGTGACATTTGGGTCAGTAAGATTAGCTGGTGCCGACATAGCAGGACCAATATTACGTGACATAGTTTCAGGGGAGAAGAAAGTTTCTGGATTATATATTATCTCTGGTGATGTAAGGTCAGTACTACCCACATGCTCTACTTTAGCAGCATCCCTATAGGCTTCTTCCAATGTAGCATTAGGATCAGCTATATAAGAAACTGGTTCATATAAACCACCATCATACATAGCTCCCTCTTGCGTCTGCCACCATGAAGAATCATCCACTTCTTTTTGTTTAACCATTCTGTTAACAGAGTTTTTTAAAGCAAGTGTTCTAACACCAAAACTATTAGCATAAGCCTCTATAATATCTTGTTGGCTTAGATTACCCATTCCACTTACAACCTGCTGATCCGCAGTAGTAGTTGCATAATCGGTTTCATTAAGAACTGCTTGAGCAGCAGACTCTATCTTTATAGTGTCATCACTAGGAGTTAAGTCTGTAAGTATAGCCTGTGCCAGTGCACCTGATGCATCTTCGCTTGCAGCCATATTGGCAAGCATAGGATCACCAGTAGTATCCATGACCATCTGCCATATATCTCCTTCAGGCATTTCGGGAGGATTATCCATAGGGAAATCAATAGGTTCTACTTTTACTGGTTGCCCAGTTTCTGCAATATTTAATATATCTTCAGGAGAAGAAAATCCTTGCATAACCAAATCAGGTAACATGCCAAACATTTCAGACACACTAAAACCTTTAGCCATTCTATCCTCCCGGTCCAACTAATCCTAATTGTTGTAATCTCTGAGCTTCATTCATAGCTCCGGGTCTTGGTTGTCCGGGTGGAACTACCGGCCCTGCCTGCGGTGTTGGTACAGGCGGTGGTACTCCAGCCATTGCTGGAGGCATTACACCGGGAGGTGGCATAGGTGGTAATGGCGGTGGCGGCGGAGCACCCGGAGGCATCGGAGGCAATGCACCAGCGGATGGGGCTGGCGGCACCCCGCCACCAAGATTATCCGCTAACATCTTAGCTTTACTCAAGAGCATAGCGGTTAGTTCTCCTGCATAAAACTCTGCAAGGTCATCTCTACCTTGTCGTTGAGCTGCCTGATACAGAGTCCATAGCCCAGCTTCTGGAAGTGTTCGTTCAGCAATCTGTTCTTTAATTGTGTCTTCTAACTGATCTGCATCCTGAACTCCAAGTATATTATCCCTGATCCATAGATCAGGCATTAATGGAGTCTGTCCTTCTCTGGCTATTTGAGCCATGGAATACTTAGACATATCATCCTGTGGCAACCTTGGCATTAAGGATACCTCTACATCACCAGCACTTCTCACAATCTCTGGGGTTATCTCCTCAGAAAAATACATCCTGTAATTATCTCGTCCTGATAATTCCATAGCAGAGAATGCACCTGTTGCATACTGCTCACATAACAAACGACAGATTTGTCTATATGCATGTTCTAGTGCAATTACTCTGGGAGACAATACAGTCTCCACTCCTTGTCTCAATGTGTTGATTGCAAATCCTGATAATTGAAACTGAAGTTCTCCATATACGGAATGGGGTATAGAACCTCGTTGCATCTCGCCTGACACCATACCCATATAAGCACCAGTTTCTCTGGCAACTTCCATAAGTCCAAGAGGCTCTATGTTTTCTCCCTGTGCCAGAGATATTTCAGTTCCCTCTTTGTATGGGTCTTCTTCTAGTGTCTTCTGACCATCTCTAGAAGTTATCTTGATTCCTTGCTTGCGTGATCTTGCGGTCATCTCAAGCATTACACTCATCATGAAGTTATGCTTTTCGTATAACTCTCGTGTGGATTTAAAAATAGATTCCCCATAATCTTCTACGGTATCTTCTATTGATGACCACTCTAATGATTGTATTAATGGGTTAGCACCTACCGGCCCAAGGAATACTGGTACACATTTACTACCATGCTTGGTTCTTTTCTTAATGATCCTATCTGGTATAACTACATAGTTATCTTCACGATCATAAAAGTCATAGACATCTATTCCGTCACCATCTGTTCTCTGGCTACCAAGTTTTACATTGTACTGAGATTCTATTTCTGACTTAGTCTTTTTAACCTTGTAACAAGCCCAAGCAAGACCATCACCATCTACTCCCCAGTATGTATGCATCGGATCCCATGGTGTGACATCTATATGTGTAGTGTCATCTGCATTTTTTACAAGCAAGGCACGACCTGCATACCAACCTCGTAGGGTAGCGTACCAACCAAGCTGACTCTGTAAGTCAGGCATTAGCTTTTCTACTAATCTTTCATTGGCAGCTCGTAGAGCACCAATGATAAATCGTTCCTTCTTATTGTTTTCTTCTCTGGAGTTGCGAGGGTTTCCGTTTATCGGAATACGAACAACAAGCTCTGCATCTGATAACCAAGAGATTATCTTGTCTGCATATGTCTGGGGTTCGTTAGATGTGTACGATTGATAACCATCACCAGCATCGTATGGCGTTAACCTATACAGATTGTGGTCTGTGTCCATGCGATCACGCAATGGTTCGGTGACATCGTGGTGATCTTCTACGAGTCTTATAATGTCTTCAACTTTTCTTCTAGCCACCTACCACCTCTTTACTTTTATGAATGAGTTGTTGCGTAAATGACCGTACCCAAACCTATCTACTAAGCCATACACCACAGCTTTTACTCCGTGATTATATTTATCTTCTGGGGACTCGCCAACTATATTACCATCTCGATCTGTTCTCCAGCGATATGCTTGGGTTTGTCCTGTAAATGGATTTGGTTCTGCCCCAAACTCTGACAGAATCCCACGACAACTTGGATTAAATATTACTTTAGGTACATTGGAAATAGGATCAGGTTTCAAAAAAGACTTCAGTCTTTCAGTACCTTCATTGATTCTAACTTTCTGAGCAGCAAGATATATACCAGTTTCCTCTAGCCATATTTCTGCTGGGGCAGACATAGCCTGATGCTGGTATCCAGCTATGTCGATTACCCCACCTTGGACATCTTTCCACCATGGTCTGGACTTTGCAATGTCGATCATTTCTGTTGTGATGAGGTTTTGTTCGTATATCTCGTCTATTACACATATCTGACCATTGATATCCTGTACTACTTCTACTGCATANCCACCGGCATAGCCGGGGTCTATCCATAAATACACAGGATCACCTACCGACCACTTGGCTTCATCACTAATATGTATGTCAGGTCTGAACTCTCCGAATACTAATCCCTGTGGCGGTGTAGGTATACCCTCAATACGCTCCATAAAGAAGTCATCAGAGGCTACAGCCTTTAGTCTTAGTATCTCAGGATCATCCTTACCACCGGGATACAGGTACTGATTGGAATAACTAGGCAATGAAAAGGACTGTTCTTCCTCTCCACCATGTTGCCATTGCTGATATAACTGCGGATACCACCCCAATGAACCTTCAAATGTACCACCAAGGAACATCCAACCTCGTTTAGGTGCACACCTACCTCTCATTCTGTGGAAGGTTTCAAGGTCTAACTGACTAGCTTCACACCCAATAATGCCATCTGGTGCTCTCATAGCCAGAGTTCTGGGGTCTTTAGCCGACTTAGTCTCTATCCTAGTACCATCAGCAAGTATGATCCTACCGGGATCTACTCGTTTGGTTACCTCAGACAGTATCCCTAGAGCTGCAAAGTCCTGTGTCAGGTACTCAAATTCAGCCCTAGTCCTTTCATAGTCAGCGGCTACGAGCCAGTATAAACCTGATTCATCTGTCTCTAGGAATCTAGATACCAGATACTTGGAAGCAACCATGGATTTCCCAGCTTGCTCACCGCCAGCTACGAGGATAAATCTCTTTCGGCTGTTAAGTATTGGTGATTGTTTTTCAGTAGGGGTAAAGTCTAACTTGGAAAATAAATATTCCGTTACATCAGGACTCGCTGTTGTCATCAGATTCCCTCTTCCTTGAGAGTATCTTTTCTACCTCGTCTATAGCGTTCTTCTTTGCGTCCACAGTCTCAGTATCTTCTTCTACTTTTTCTGTTTGTTTACGCCAACGCTTGAGTTCAGAGAGTAGCTCTTTCGCCTCCGATACATCTCCCTTGTTGTTGCGGTTAAACTCTGGAATGAATGCGTTCATCATGCTGAGTAATAGCACAGGGTTGTCTTTCGGACTCTGTGACTTAACTCTTTCCAATGCCAAGTCTTGAAGGTATTCCTTGAATACCTGATAGGCTTCAAGTTTTTTATCTTTGAAACCATACAGGTTGTCCTGCTCCCACCTGTACACAGATGATCTTGCTACCCCCGCAGCTAGTGCAGCTGTGCGAACAGTACCACATTCTCCGTAAGCGGATATGAATGCATCCTGTATGGCTATAGTCTCGTCTTTAGTTCTCGACATTAAGTATCACTCTGTAGAACGTCCTTGGCTAACGCAATAATACCAGCCACACAGCCAACTGTCACCTCTGTCATTCCTTTTAACATTCCAACGAAAGCTATGATGCCAAGCAATATGATGCTTAGAAATATCTGGGGTCTTAGTTTTCCTATGAATCGTTCCATATGTTTATCTTCATTTCTATTAAATCTGTATTGAGTTGGATTTTGCATCCTAGTATTCTAACAGTACTAGTATGTTTCACCTATACCCCCTTAAGGGGGGGTATATAAGGTGAAACAAATAGCTGTATATCTATTATGTTTCAACGAAACAACTAGAAATTTCACTGAAACAAAGCTAGAAATTTCATCATGTTTCATGAAACAGCAGCTGCCTTTAGCGAAAAAATTCTGTCATGGGTATAAGCTAAGATATTAATACATTCTTAAGCCATACCCCCTCTAGATAATGCCACTTTGTCCTAGCCCCTATTTCCTATCCTTTTCCCCTCTTCTTTTCACCTTGTCAAGCCCTCTATCCATGACTAGCCGATAGCCTTTTTTCTAGTGTCTTACAGTCAAGGGGTAATACTTCCATTCATGATATTTGACATTAGCTAGCAACAGGTAGAAACTAGCTATGTTGATAAATTTAATTTGATAAGGAGGAAAACAGGAAATAACCACATATCAACAGCATAGAAATTTAGAAATTGTTAGAAATTAGTAATTCAGGAGTAGATAAGTATGAATGAGCTAGTCACAAATGTAATTGATGAATTGATGAACGATTCGACCGAATATGAACTCTCCATATTGGCTGAGTTCGGATACTAAGAAACAATCTATAAATCAGGAGAAATTAAATGAGATACGACACGACAAAAAGAAACATTAACTGGAACGGATTTAATGAGGCTAAACAGTACATAGAAAAGAGAGCCAAGGTAGACGAGTTTGGCAATGGAGAGTGCAAAATTATGCATAACACCAGAGCCGAATTGATATCGCCTAATTTCCTATCTGGAGGGAAGGTGGGCATTGTCTTACATTGGACGGAAATATACTCAATTCGCAAACATCATGATGTAGGAAATGAGTTCCCTCATTCCGTTATTCAATTGGATTCTGGAGGACATAGAACAGTAACCACAAAAGATAGGATTAATCGATTCCTTCCGTTAGGTTATCGGCTCTTCCAAAAGGATTGGAATTGGTACATTGATACACCCTCTGGGACTATCGATTTTGTTGATGGAATGGAGATCAAATTAGAAAGCTTTTAATCGCTGAAAAACTATACGAATTAGGTGTACACCTTGGAGGAAGTGTACACCTGAAAAACCTAGCTAATAAACATACAAGTCGCCCAAAAATAACAGGAGTTTTAAGACTTATGAAAACAGTAAACCATAAAGAATATACATCGGCTAATACTGGTGAATGGTGGAGAGATACGTTAGATCAGGATGAAGCAGTCGTGACGTTATTTGGATGTGAAATACACGTAGTTAACGGTAAATTCTGCATCTTCAAACAGGGTAAGAATGCTAGTGGTAACGAGGAGTTACATGCAGTCGGATCAGTAGAGGAGATAAGGGAATATAGCAAGAGTCTAGATACGGCGGTGAAGTACCTAATTAAAGAAGTATTTGGAGAGGAGTTATAAAAGTAGATATAAGCCAGTTAAATTAATTACATAATCAGGAGACAAAATGAGTACCAAAACAGATAACTTCCAGATGGAACAGGTAGCCAAGCAATTAGGAGAAAAGATACAGGAGATTTACCCCTCTGATATGTGGGGATCAGACGAGTTAATAGTTATGGATGTAGANCAGACCAATGACCATGGATACGCCTCAAATTGTGCGACTATCCTATGGGAATGCCCTATGGAAAACCCATGGACATATGATCTGGATGGGCAGCTCCAGAGTTGGGTTGATGAGAGATTCAATTGGATAAAAAACAAGGACTGGAAACAAAGATTCTGGATCGAGGCGTATAGCAGTTGGATGTTAACAGTTAGATTGGAAAGAAATTAATAGATATAAATCAGTACAAATTAAGAGGTAGATATGAATAACAAATTAACAGCTAATGACGTAATCGAAAGAGCCAACATGATTCAGCCACGAGGAGAGCATGAAAAATTGGTGGTATCTAAGAGACAAAGTTATGGACGTACCCTCTATGATCCTGAGAACAGGGTGGCTCACTATTTTCTGCGATTACAGGGTGGGAAAACATTGACCAGAGATACCTTAGAAATAGCATTTAAATTGGGGTTCTACCCTGAGATAAAACAGGAGGAAATAACATTCGAATAACGAGGGACAAACAACCAAATCATTTACATAATCAGGAGACAAATTTAATGACAAACGAAACATATATTTTTGAGTCACCTTGGATCGATGCTGAAGGCTTAATGCCTTACCGAATAGTGGCATACAAAAGAGAGTCCTACCCCTATCCAGAGAGGGCTTATGTAACCCATATAGAGGTTGATCCCAGAGATGATAGAAATGTGGGCCGATACAAGATACATGGCAACTATGAAATGTCGCATGATGAAGCTATCAAAGATGCAATGGAAAGATACCAAGAAAAGGTAGGTAAATAGATGACAGAAAACAAAGGTGATCGATACAGAATGAATCTCAAGATTTGGAAGGGTAAAAAAATAGAAGTACAACCTGACCTGATACCTACTGATGCAGTAACAACTAAACCTATGGTTATTACGGACAATATCTTTGATCCTAAAGTAGGACTATTCCATAAAGTTATGTTCAATTGTGGTACTGGTGGCGTGGTATTTATGAGTGTTCTTGATTCACAAGTGAAGGAGTAAATAGATGAAGCATTCTAGAAAATTTCAACAAAAGGTTTGGGAATTAGGATTGGTTAAAGGAGACCAAATGAGTATTGAAAATACGTGTCGTGTATGTGGTGAAACTATGTATGGTGGTGGAGCATATGGAGCTTGCGATAAATGCACTAAGAAGGCTGTAAACAAGGCAGTTAAAGAGAGTAAATACATGAGCAATGAAAAGCTAAGAAAAGAAGTGGGCATATGTTTGAATCACAAGTCTGTTGATGGGATGGCAGAACGGATCACCAAGGTGTATCCGAATGTGACTCACGTAAAAATAAGAGGGGTGAATTGCGTAGCTTGTAACGACCTAGTTTAACTAGGTGTACACCTGTAAAAATTAATAGCTTCATATCCCTGAGTTTGACATCACTCTCAGGGATATGTTATAAATCTATAGCTTGTCTATCTGGACAAGTCCAATGAATGGATAGGAGAACAAAAAGTTATGAAGAGACAGTTAAGTTCTACGATTAAGTATCCCACCAGATGCTTCAATCATGTGGGGATTTCAAAAGCATGGGTGGCATGCTTTGTGAAGGGATGCTTGGTGAGAGGTAAACACATGCATTGTGAGGATAGGCATAGTTGTACAGGCATTACAAAGGGGGTGAAGTAATGCCTAAGACAAATAAATTAAGCGATTCAAAATTAGTAGAGGAGATTGCAGATATGGTTACACCAACCAAGAACGAGAAAGTACTAGCACCAGAGATGCCTGAGACTGAGGAGAAGGTAGCGGAGACACCCACCCCTGAGTCAAAGGCATCAAAGGGCAATAAAGGTAAGGGTAAGCAGTCTATACCAGTAATACCCAACCCTATTCTAGAGCCGTCCTCATTGAAGGGCAAGATAGATAGGATGTTTACCGATAAGAAGTTAGAAGAAGAGAAGAGACTTACTAACCTAGCCAACATCACCTTGAGAAGATTGTGTGACAGAGTGGGAGATAAAGAAGGGTTAGACTTAGTTAATATGGGTGAGTGGTACGTAGTTGTTACGCTCACTACCCCTAGTACCTTGGGTGGCAACACTAAAAGAGACTTCACCACCAAGGGATTCTATTGCCCAAGTGTAACCAACGGACAATGGTTAATCATCGATGATGATGGGGTACAACGCAAAGGCAAAGAGCTTGCCATATCTTACTGGGATTTACAGGACTTATCCGCAGATGAACTGTTCAACTTCATAGTCCATGAGACTATCCATTTGTACAACGATCTCAAGGGCACACCTGACTGTTCCAAGAACGGTACACACAAACAGCTATTCGTTGATACTTGTGTCCAGACTGATTGGATTGAAGCCGTAGAGGTGGGTGGCTATGTCAAGTACTCATCCCAGATCAGTGATAAGGGTAAGGCGAAAGTTAAAGCCCTCAAGATTAAAGCGCCCACGATTGGCAAGATCAGAGCACCCAAGAAAGCCAAAGCAAAGAGAGTCAATCTCGTGTGCAACCAATGCGAACTCAGGGTCATGGTTCCAACTGGAAGATACGAGAATGGTAAGGCTGACCTAGACTGCCTCTGCTTGGGATCAGACAATCCAGTAAGGATGGTAGCTGAAATTAAAAACGGTTAGAACTATTGTGTTTCATGCCACCCCCCTTAAGGGGGGGATGGCTGAAACACCTATCTATTTAATCAATTAGGAGAAGGTGTACACCTATGTCATTCGGAATAACATCAGACCAACTATTTAAACAACAAACCCCTGTAAGTATTTCCCTCGCTCGTGATCTAGCAATTAGCTATCTCGTCTTAGCAGAGAAGCATGGCAAATTAGATTGGGCACACCCCTCTCAGACCAACGCATTTAAGAGAGAGTTAACTGACTTCATTCTAGAGAAGCTAACCCTCATGGACTCTGAGTTACATGAGACATTCGACCCTCGTCTAGACCACCCCTTAAACCAGACCTTTGTCAGGGATACCTACCCTGTGCAGAGGGAGCGTGTACAAGACGAGCACTACCACATCCAAACCACATTAGCTGACCTATCTTTTAAGCCCTTGATTCGGATGAGCAAAGAGGATAAGAGATTCCTTACTTGGGCAATCAATCAATACGTACCTGATGACCCATCACATCCTTACTGCGATGACAAGTCACTCCCTTTCTTTATGAAGAGTTATGTTCTTGATGTCCTCTGGTGGGCATTAGGGTCTAACAGATTGAGTAGTGGTGCAAGTATATCTCTAGCTAGAATCGAGGCTCTATTAATAGAAGGAGAAGAATAGATGAAGCACCAGAAGAACAGTCCAATTAAAAGAAAACTGGAAAGTAAAGATTTTATACCTTTGGAAGATAGTCTTTCTAATATTCAGGATTTAGCTTTTCAGATTATACAAGAGGTTCGAGAAGTTCGACAGGAAAGAAAAACATGGGTCAGCGTTTTATACCATGAGGGTCTTTCACAAGAAGAGATAGCTAAAGTGTTGAATACAAGTCAATCGTCAGTATCTAGGATTTTGATGGAAGAATCAGAAGGAGAATAATAGTATGAGTAACGGCGAACACCCTTTGGAAAAGACACACATATGGGGAGAAAGTGGATGGGAAGAACCCCACGATTGGTCGATTGAATATGACTCTAGGTACGAACTGTATTCAGTATATGCATTCGGAGTCTGGGGTAGGAACTCTTTACTGGAAGGACAGATAAAGAAAGTTTTTAAAGATAACTTTTATACGGAAGAGGAAGCAACGAAAGTCTACCCTCAAGCATCCGTAGGTTACATCGATCCGAACAATACCTTTAACCACCTACCCGACTACGAGATGACGGCTAGAGAAGAAGAAAAATACTTTGACCCAAGAGAGGACTACTAATGGATAAGAAGAACCTATTAAATTCTATTGACGATGACTCAAAGCTAAAGGATTTGCATGAACACTACGAGGGTGCTCACCTAGTGTATCAGGCATTGAAGAGGGTGAAGTATCTTATCTATTGTGCACAGGAACAACCACCATCCTGTTCCGTTTCTTTACGTGACCACTTAAAGAACGAGGACTTCACCCTTATTAATGGCATTGATGCTGTTATAGATCTTAATGCTCTCCTTGGAGTGGGGTGTATATCTCTGGGCGATACCCTTAAAGAATATTGTTACAGCAAGGCATGATGACCAGATCAGTTATTGCTATACCAAAAGAAAGTACATACCAGTGGTTGTTAGAGAAGCATTACGCAAGGCGTATACCCCAGATCGTATACGCCTATGGCGTGTTCGTTGATCAGGTGATGGTGGGGGTGTGCACCTATGGCATCCCAGCTTCACCTTCTCTAACCATGGGACTGTGCGGTGAACAGTACAAAGATATGGTAGTGGAACTCAATCGGCTCTGTCTGGTTGAGGGACACGACAAGAACCTTGCATCCTACTTTGTATCCCAGACCCTACGTATGTTGCCCTCTCCCTCTATCGTGGTGTCGTATGCTGACACATCTATGGGTCATGTCGGATATGTATATCAGGCAACCAACTTCCTGTACACAGGACTGTCAGCTAAACGCACAGAGTGGAGAGAGCTTGGACTTAACACGCACTCACGTACTGTCGTGGGTCATTACTCTCATGAAGAGAGAGTCAACAACCCTGATAGATTTGCCCAGATAGATAGACCCCAGAAGCATAGGTACGTGTACTTCATAGGTACACGTAAAGAAAAGAAGGAGTTAACCAATGCATTAAAGTATCCGACCTATCCCTACCCCAAGGGAACTACTATGAGGTATGACGATGGGGAAACGATACCTCAACAAATGACATTCTTATAGGAGAAATATATGTCTGAAATAATCCATGTCGTAGACGGAGAAATACAGGGATACCTTATATCAGAGGCTCAGTTCATAGAGTTCGAGGACATAAGACAGAGTGGTATGACTAACATGTTTGACGCACGAGCCGTAGCAGAACTGAGTGGTGGTGAACTTGAGATAGATGATGTCAGGTTGATCATGAAGAACTACGAGTTGTTGCATAAGCTATATCCCAATGTAAGAGGGGGTGCTGATGAAGAAGAATATGAATAGAGAGATGATTAGAAATCTCATAGAGTTTCAGCCCTCTATAACTAACGCACGTATCGCAGAAGTTACAGGGCTATCAAGACAACTGGTGTCTTACCATGCTCGTGGATTAAAGATACCAAGGAGCACACCCAATAGGACATGCTCGTTCTGCCACAACAGGATACAGCAGAGGAATAAGAGTGGACTATGCAAACGCTGTAGACCACTAGCATATTGTTTCGAGTACCAATGCAGTTACTGTGGAGAAGTCTGGGTTGCAGAGGGTAGGGATGCCTCGCAGAGAAGGTATCGTAAGAATCATTCCAAGTACCCTGAGTTAGATTTCTGTGGCAGTAAATGTTCAGGGCGTTATTTCTTTGAGCGGAAACATTCTTTGCCAGAGGTAAAGCGTACCTAATTGTCTTGACCAATCCATGCCTATTTGCTACCATGTATAGCCCTAGCTTGTATACATAAACAATAAGGAGGCTATGTAATATGCAAGTGTTAATTGTGACTTGTCCCATCTGCTCATGGGAGAGTCAAAAAAATGGTAGAGGGTGTAAGCACAAGGTGACGTACTACTCGTCATCGGTAGCAAGTAAGTTGGTGTCTAAAAACTTTTGGAAAGAACCTGTTAAGGGAATACATCCTGAAACTCTACGTAATAGTTTTAGAAATTCAGGTAGTGTGCATGGAGTAAAGATAGGTCGTGATGTGTTCTTTAGAATATCTGACCTGATCCTGATAGGTTATGAAGCAGACACAAGTAGATTGGATGATGTACCAAAGAGTGCCTATACATTTTTAGGCACAGGAGAACTACCAAAATCAACAGAAGAATTCATAAAGGAATTGTAAAGTATGGCTACATATAGCGGAGTGTTAAATAGAATAGATACCAAGCAAGGTAGGAATGGAAACTTCTTACGCATCGAATGCAAAGGCATGGACGGCAATGGTATGTGGTTCAGTTGTTTCGATAAGGTTGCTATGGCAATAATCCAACAGACAAATACAGGTACAGAAGTGGAGATCGAGTACTCGTCTACTCCTTGGATACAGGACGGAGTACAGAGAGGCATGAACCACAAGGTAGATGCCATCACTACCGCTGGGGTACAGGTTCAAGTAGGTGAACCTGTAGCATCTGCATCACCTAGTGGAATGTACGATTGGGCATCCAAACTAGACGTTGTTGGTAGGTCAATCATCAGGCAAAGTGCTTTGAAGAATGTAGAGGACAAGGATAGTAAGTCACCTGAAGAACTCTGGCGTTTAGCTAATATCTATGAGGACATTATCCTAGGTCGATTCAAACCAGAAAGTGATGGCGATCTGCTAGAGACATGGGACGAGTAACTTAAATCAAGTGGGGTAAGGTGTACACCTTACCCCTTACTGGAGAATGTAATGGAAGACAGAAAAGATATACCCTTGGCATTTATAAAAACACCTGTGAAGCAAAGTTACCAGAACTCCCCACCCCTTTGGCGTACAACAGAGATACCAAATATTTCCATGGTACAGGTAACTCCTGATAAGGGGTCAAGATACTATGAGGTTACAGATGATGATTCTACTTGGAGTGGTAAGTACACATCAGTAACTTCTTTGATTGGCAACACGCTGAGAAACTTTGGTATCGAAAGATGGAAAGAGAATTGGATCAGAGATCAATTGAAACGATACCAAGGTGAGACTCTTACCGATGACTTAGCGATTCAAATACTCACAGCTGCGGATAAAGAATTAAAGAGGTCGGCAGAGTTAGGGATTCATGTACATGATCTCATCGAACAGTTATTGCATGATCAAACAATAGAATTGAATGATCATACTGACCCTATCATCAGGGCGTGGCTCAAGTGGAGAGAGCGGTTCATTGAATGGGAACTGGTGGGTACTGAACTTGGAGTATTCAACGGAGAACACGATGAAGGATATGGTGGGCAAGTGGATGCGTTGTTTAGATGTGGCAATGAGTTCATGGTTGTAGATTGGAAGACATCTTCTGGATTGTATGATTCCTCTTACTTACAGGTGTCAGCTTATGCCAAAGCCATAGAGAGAATGAACCCTTACATGAGTAGGGTAAAGGCATGTGTTGTACGCTTGGTCAATGACTATCCTAAAACTAAGGATGGTAAGAAGGATCGTATGGCTGATAAGAAATTCAATGGTAGCTGTGAGTATGCAATGGTAGACACACATCATTGGGGTAAGACCTTTGATTACATGAGGGCAACTCTCTCTGGTACTAAGTCCAAGGTTGTTAAGGTCAAGCTCAATGACTGAGGGTGGAGAGTTCTGGAAGAAGCGGTATGAAGTTCTGAAAGAAGATTTCGATATGATACTCAGAGAGAATGCTGATTTATTCAGTACAGTCAGAGAGATAAAAGCACACACTACTCTTGGAGATATCATGTCAGCAATGACGGCTATAAAAGATTTAGCCGATAGGTTAGATGGGTGTACACCTAATAAAAGTACACCCGATAAACCACAAAAAGAAGGGGGTTACAAGTGGCAAGCATAGAACAACAAGGATCAGGATATAAAGTATCTTGGGAATCTAATAAGGTCGAGATGTATGTCCGTCACATCAAGGCTAGGAACTCAGGGTTCAAGGCAGAGGTATCTGTTCTCCTAGATGGGGAGTCAGTACACAGGAGCAACCCTGTACTGGATAGCACTAGTGGCATGGATAACTTTGCTCGTAAGTTAAACAAACGTAGATCACAGGATGACTATGGTCTTAACTGGGATCAGTTAGTAGAGGATTTATCTGGGATAGTAATCGATACCTACCGCAAGGGGGAGACAGAGCTTGCTCTATCTGATGTGGACTTAGATGAACAGTTAGCGTGGCGTGTGGATAATCTTCTGGTAGAAGGAGAGCCCAATCTTATATGGGCTGATGGTGGTACAGGCAAGTCAATGTTCTCCTTGTTCCTTAGTACTCTGGTACAACAGGGATACATGAGCAGTAAAGAACATGGACTTGTTGTCGAGCCGGGCAATGTACTTTACCTAGACTATGAGACTAAGCCTAAAGAGATAGCGACCAGAGCTAGAATGATTCATCGTGGTCTGGGACTAGAAGAACCACACGCTGCTAAGACTGCATCAAAGATTATCTACAGGAAGTGTGACTTCCCTTTGACTGCTGAAATAGATCGTGTCAGGGATATCATATTTAAAAGATCAGTAGACATGGTTGTTATAGATAGTATGGGCATGGCAGTTGGCGGTGAATTGGAATCGGCTGAAGAAGTCTTAGCATTCTTCAGGTCTGTACGTCAGCTAGGCAACATTACTTCTTTAATAGTTTCTCATAGCAACAGGCAAGGAACTATCTTTGGATCAGCTTACACTACTAACTCATGTCGTTCTGTGTGGGAAGCTAAGAAGTCTACGTCCAATGCCAATGGCATGGACTTTAACCTGTTCCATAGGAAAGCTAACAACATAGGGATACAGCCAGCTCAGTCTTGGGGGGTTGACTTCAAGGATAATATGGTGGTGTACACCAGAGGCGATGTGTTCGCTACGGAAGGGGTTGGGGAACTATCCTATCGTGATCTGGTCTATCGCATATTGAAGGACGAGGGTAGCAAGACAAAGGAATACCTGAAGGACTCCATCAAGTCTTTAAAGGGTGATCCACCTGAGAGGGTGGAACGTAATGTAGATACTGCGGTATCTAAACTGAAAGCCTCTGGAAAGATTCAAGAACTGGAAGGAGTATGCTCACTGGCACAAGCAGAAGAACAAGCTGATGAGCAAAGAAAAACATGGACAAAGCTATAGGTATAAGACAACTTCTTGTTGACTGTAACAATGCGGGCATAGAGATTAAACTCGATGGGGATTCCATCTTGGTAAGAGGCAACCAAGAACGGAGCGATCTCTATGCCCAAATCAAAGATCATAAAGATACGATTGTCTACGCTCTATCTAATATTCCTGATGCAGTAGAGACATATTATTTATCTCGACTGCGTAAAGGACAAAGGTATTTACAGAATTGTATGGAAGTTATTGAGCAACAGCCCGATAACAAAGANATGATAGATAAGCTAGTAAATAATCTAATCAAGTGGCAACTCTGGGATGATGAGTTGCGTAGGATTTATCCAGAATATAAAGGGTGTCCGCTTGAAAAAATAGGTGGATGTGACTTTGCCTATATACCAATTAAATGTCAGGAGTGTGCACATGGAAAGAAAAAGTATTGGAAGGAACAATAAACAACGAGGCAAAGTATACGAGAGGAAGGTCGCAGCTGCGTTGGGTGGGATAAGAAACATCAGTAATGATCAACCTCATACAGATGTAGAAACTAGCCATGCTGTATACGAGGTTAAGTCTACCCAGACCAAGCCACCTGAATGGTTACTCAAAGCTCTTGGACAACTGGAGCTAGCATCAGAAGAATCTAATAAGAAGAAGGGTGGTGTTGTTAAGGTATACACCAAGGGAACAAAGGCTCGTGCATTTCTAATTAAGGAGATTGACCTTGTGCCCTAAATGTAAAAGACATAACGGATGGGATGTCCGTGAGTATCCAGACAGATACCCACAGTGTGTGTACTGTGGGTATGAAGATTACTCCAAGCCATTTAAACGAAAGAGATATCTATCTAAAGGGTTAAAGTATTCAGCCCCTTATGTAGGTAAATGGAAAGCACTGGAAGACAAAGAAGCTATAGTCGAGATAGTAGCATCTAAGCGACACAACAAATCAGGGGGTGTTGATTATCTAATTGATTGTCCTATGTGCGGGATCCGAATGAGACAAGCAAAGAATCGTCAGTTCAGATTTACATGCAATAAAATGCATACAATTAAATTAGCAAGTACAAATGACGGTACATTAAAATGGATTTAACATTGTCACTAGGGCAAAACCAAACCAAGGTGGTACTTCCTTGTAAAATGTTTGCTTAATATTTCGCATACATTCTCCTGACTCGCCCAAATCCTGTGAACTTTGTTTGGTAGATGTTCCAGCAGGTGTGACGTTCTAAGCCCCACTGGTACTGAGGTATTGGTGGGGCTATTTACTCTTCTCTATGGGGCTCACAGCCCGCACGTAGCTATAAACTATTCTGTAAAGAGTATGCCTATTACGGCTGCAAAGAGAGAGCCAAGGGTAGCAAGACCTATNCCCATTAACCACCATTGATTAACTTCAAGTTTATCTAATCGAGACTCNATGTGTCTGATGTGGTTTTTTTCTAGACGATCTAATCTTTGAATAATTAGATCGTATGCTATGTCTGTTCTTGTTGGTTTCATTTAACCGTTTGTATTTTCTTTATCAACTTAGATGATGCAGATATTAACTTGCCTCGCTCTTGCTTGGTAAGTTTTCCATCCTTGCCTGTGTTCTGGACAAGAACTACAAACTTTACAAAGTCATCCATGAACTGAGAATACTTCATTGCCATCCGAATTGCTTTTAACATATTGCCTCCTATAGGTGTACACCTAAGTTATCTGATAAATACCGGCTCCTCTTGGACGCCATCATTAATCGTATTAGAATTTACAGATGAGTTGATAACCAGATCAGCACTATTGATATCACCATCATCACCAATACGAACATTCTGCAAAGTAAGAGTACC